GAGAAGGGCCCCCGCGGGGGCTCGGCGTTCGAGGCTGGTGTGGACTCGGCGATCTACGTTGATCGGCCGGAGAAGGGCGACGTGAGGCTCGCCACGGTCACCAAGATGAAGGGCGGGGCCGACGGGGGTGAGCTCAAGTTCAAGCTGCAGCTGGTGTCCCTGAATCGGGTTGACGAGGATGGCGATCAACTCTTCAGCTGTGTGATCGAGGAGACGAACGAGCCAGTAGGGAGGCGCGACGATGCTGGGAAGGGTGCGAACCAGAGGGCTATTCTGGCTGAAATCGACGATGTTCAGGGCCTGACTGACCAGGGTCCTGGGTTCCACGACTTGGTAAAAGGGGCTGTCGAGCGGACCAATGGCAAGACAACTGCAAAAACAATGCGCGTTGCGGTGAAGAAGATGATCGCGGATGGCGAGTTAGTTGACACTCCTCGCGGAATCTTGCGCGCTTAACGTGCAGAAAGTTGCGCGATGGGGGAAGGGATCAAAGGATCAAACTGGATTAAAGTCCTATTTGATCCAATCGCGAAGGTCGATGGGGGAGGATCAAAGGGATCAAATACCTATAGGTATGATCCTTTGATCCTCTTCGATCGGGGCCAAACCCAAAAGCAGCTGCAGAAAAACTGCATGGGGAGAAACACACACACCGGAAGAAACCAAGAGGGGTTGCGCGCAACTTTCTGCAACATGCGATTCGGCTAATGCGCGCCCATTCGCTATTTGCAAATGACATATTCTCGTTTCGCGAAATGAGAATCGAGGATGCACCTGCGGATCGAAGCGGCGCCTGAACTGTGTAGCGAGCAGTACATTGACATACCGGCGTAGCCTACGGTATAAGGTGCGCCATGACACGACGCGCCGACCCCATCGCTGACCGCAAGATCGAGACGTTCTTCGCCGAACTGGCGAAGACCGACCACGTCTACGGTTCGTGCGCGGCCTCCGGCTTGGCCCATAGCATGGTCTACAAGTGGCGCGAGACGGACCCAGAGTTTGCCCAGCGCTGGATCGAGGCCCGCGAGGCCTACGCCGACCGGCTCGAGGCCGAAGCCTTCCGGCGAGGCGTAGCCGGGACCCCGAAGGGTGTCTGGCACCAGGGCGTGAAGGTCGGCGAGGAGCTGCAGTATTCGGACAGCCTGCTGGCCCTCATGCTCAAGGCCAAGCGGAAAAAGGAATACGGAGACGCCAGCAAGGTCGAGCTCAGTGGGCCGGACGGCTCGGCTATCAAGGTCGAAGAATCGCCGCACGCGATCGGCCGCAAATTGGCTTTCGCCTTGGCCGTAGGTGTCCGGGCACTGCAGAAGGAGCGTTCGGCCGACAGCGAGGCCCCTGATGGCACTGGCGAGGACATGGCGTAACGAGCAACACCCACGGCCAGGGGGTCTGGCCACTTTCGCAGCATCCAGCAATGCCCAGCACCAAGGGCGCATAATCGAAAGGAATCACCATGGGAAAAGCACTCACCTCCGTTCACGGCCGCAAGCTCGGTATTGGCGTCAAGGGCAACCTCACCGGCGGCAATGACGTCGACCTCACGCAGCCCTGCGTCGATGCCAGCATCACGGTCGGCGACGAGAACACCAACGTCCGCGCCATCACGATCCAGCTGAAGGACGCGAACGGCAACGATATCAACTACGTCGAGACCGTCGAGGTCATCATGTTCGGCGCTGCGGACATGAAGTCGTTCGCCAGCACCGGCGGCTCGACCGGCATCGCCATTGGCACCGACGGCGCGCTGCTGGCCGTGGTCGCGAAGAAGGTCTTCCTCGCTACCTCGGAAGCCGACGGCGACATCGACCTGACCTGGACCGACACCGGTACCGAGTCTGTGGCTCTCGGCGTGCGTCTGCCGAACGGCCGCGTGGTCGTGACCTCGGCCTTCGCCAACACCTAAGCAACTAGCATCACGGCCTGGCCCTTCGGGGTCGGGCCTTTTCGTCTGGAGGCGCATGGAAGAAACCAAGGAAGAGAAACAACGGCGCTGGTCGCGTGAGAGCTATCTGCGCAACCAGGATAAGGTTCTCCAGCGCTCAAAGGACCGGTACGCGGCCAACAAGGATGAGATACAGGCCCAGCACCGTGAGTACTACGCCGACAACAAAGACGCGATAGATGCGCGCAACCTAGCGAACTATTACGCCAAGCCCGAAGAGCGCAAAGCCTCGCGCAAGCTGTGGCTGGACGCCAACCGGGACGAGGTCAGACGCAAGGCCAGAGAGTACGCGAAGGCACATCCTGAAGTCCTAAACAAAAACACACGCGCTAGAGTAGCGCGCAAGCTGCAGGCCACGCCGGCCTGGGCCAACGAGTTCTTCATAGCCGAGGCATACGCCCTAGCTAAACTCCGTGAGAAAGTCTGCGGAGGCAAGTGGCACGTCGACCACATCGTGCCGCTCCGGTCGAAGCAGGTGTGCGGGTTACACGTTGAGCACAATCTTCGCGTTATACGGGCGGAGGAGAACTGGGCGAAGAACAACAAACACTGGCCGGACATGCCATGAGCCTGAAAGAGATACTGGAAGCGTTCGAGGCCCTACCAGAAGCCACCAAAGCATCCGTCGTGGCCGACGTCGAGAGACTGGTGGGCGGGCGGAGGTGGGTTCCTAACGAAGGCCCGCAGACTGGTGCGTACTTCAGTGAGGCCGACGAACTGTTCTACGGCGGGCAGGCTGGGGGAGGCAAGTCGGACTTAGAGATAGGCCTAGCGCTGACAGCACACCACCGGAGTCTAGTGCTGCGGCGGACGAACAAGGAGGCCCTGGGCCTAGTCGAGAGGATTGCCGAAATAGTGGGGAACCGCGACGGGTGGTCCGGTCAACAAGGCATATGGCGGTTCGATGACTTTACGGTGGAGATAGGTGGCTGCCAGCTAGAAGACGACAAGCAGCGCTACAAAGGCTCACCCCACGACCTGATCTGCTTCGACGAGGTCAGCGACTTCAGCGAATCACAATACACGTTCATCATAGGCTGGAACCGCAGCACCAAGCCTGGGCAGCGATGCCGCATCGTGGCCGCAGGCAACCCACCGACCAGGCCCGAGGGGCTCTGGGTGCTGAAGCGCTGGGCCGCGTGGCTCGACCCGAACCACCCCAGCCCCGCCAAGCCAGGCGAGCTGCGCTGGTACACCACAGGCGACGAAGGGCTCGAGATCGAGGTGGGCGGACCAGGCCCGCACCTGATCGGCGGCGAGTGGATCAAGGCGCGCAGCCGCACGTTCATCCCCGCGAAGCTCTCCGACAACCCTGACCTGGCCGCGACCGACTACGCGGCGACTCTCGCAGCGCTACCCGAGGAACTGCGTGCAGCCTACCGCGACGGGCGGTTCGACCTTGGCTTGAAGGACGCCGCCTACCAGGTCATCCCGACTGCCTGGGTGCGGATGGCCCAAGAGCGCTGGACGGACCAGCCCCCTTCGGGCATACCGATGTGCGCCATGGGCGTCGATGCCTCGGGCGGTGGCACTGACCCGATGATCATCTCGAAGCGGTACGGGGGCTGGTACGACAAGAACAGCATCATCCCGGCCAAGGAGATCCCGATCGAATCAGCTGGCCGATACTGCGCAGGCGTCGTGGTGATGCAGCGCAGGGATGGCGCCGAGGTGATCGTCGACCTTGGCGGCGGCTATGGCAGCAGCATGTACGAGCAGCTACACGAGAACGGGATCAAGGCGATTGGGTATAAAGGGGCGGAGAAAGGGTTTGGCAAGACGCTGTGCGGGCGGTTCACGTTCAGCAACAACCGCAGCGCTGCGATCTGGCGGTTCCGCGAAGCGCTCGACCCAGGCCAGCCAGGGGGCAGCTCGATCATGCTACCGCCCAGCGCCACGCTGCTGGCTGACCTGACGGCGCCGACCTACGAGCCCGACAGCAAGACGATCACGGTCGAGTCGAAGAAGAAGGTGTGCGAGCGGCTCGGCCGCAGCACCGACGAGGGGGACGCGGTGATCATGGCCTGGACCCGCGGCCTGAAGGAGGCGAACATCCCGGGCGGTTTCAAGGAGCTGAAGAGGCGCCAGACGCCGACGGTCGTTGTGGGCCGCGCGAACCAGAGGCGAAAGTAATGTAGCAGATGCTACACGCATAAAGTCCTAGACAGCGTGCGTGTATCTACCGATAATGCAGCGACTTGACACGGAGGTACGCACTATGGGATCACTCTTCGGCGGCGACGCCCCTTCCGCTCCAGCCCCTATCCCGATGCCCGAGGCGCCGAAGGCGACGCCGATGGTCGATGAGACCAAGATCGCGAAGAAGAAGAAGCAGGCCATGAGCGCTGCCCAGGCCCGCGGCGGCCGACAATCCACTCTGCTCTCGAGCTACGGCGAATCCGAGACGCTGGGCTGATGTCCTGCACTGAACGCCTTATCGAGCACGGGGACCAGCTGTTCACGAAGCGCTGGTCGCTGCTGTCTCTTTGGCAGACGATCAGCGATAACTTCTACCCCGAGCGTGCTGACTTCACCACGGCACGCAACGTCGGCGAGGAGATGTCGCAAAACTTAATGACGAGCTACCCGGTAATCGCACGACGCGACCTGGGTAACAGCTTCGGCGCCATGCTGCGCCCCAGCGCCAAGGACTGGTTCAAGATGAAGACGCGCAACGTCGAGAAGGAATCGACAGACGCGAAGCAGTGGCTCGAGTGGGCCAGCAAGTACACCAAGAACCTGATGTACGACCGCCGCTCGCAGTTCACCCGGGCGACCAAGGAAGCCGACCACGACTTCGCCGCGTTCGGCCAGTGCGTGATCAGTGTCGAGATGAACCCGTCCCGCGACGGGCTGCTCTACCGCTGCTGGCACCTGCGCGACGTTGCCTGGTGCGAGGACGCTACCGGCAAGATCGGCACCATCCACCGCAAGTGGAAGCCCGCAGCGCGCGAGCTCGTGTCCCTGTTCGGCAAAGACAAGGTCCACCCCAACGTACTGCGCAAGTTGGAGAAGGAGCCCTACGCCGAGATCGAGGTCAGGCACTGCATCATGCCGGCCAACGAGTACATGGAGATCGACAAGGACGAGCAGTTCCGTACCCCGTACGTGTCCTGCTACATCGACGTCGAGAACAAGCACGAGATGGAGTGCGTAGGCAGCTGGACGACCCACTACATCGTCCCCCGCTGGCAGACCGTCAGCGGTTCGCAATACGCGCACAGCCCCGCGGTCGTGGCCGCACTGCCCGACGCCAGGCTGCTGCAGGACGTCACCCGCACGCTGCTCGAGGCTGGCGAGAAGGCAGTCGATCCCCCGATGCTGGCCGTGCAAGAGGCTATCCGGGGCGACGTGTCGATCTACGCAGGAGGCATCACCTGGGTCGACGCCGAGTATGACGAGCGACTCGGCGAGGTGCTCAGGCCCCTGAACCAGGACAAGAGCGGACTGGGGTTCGGCATGGAGTGGACGCAGGATCTGCGTACGCAACTTGCGGATGCGTTCTACCTGTCCAAGCTGAACCTGCCGCCGGTGGGCGGTCCCGACATGACGGCATACGAAGTGGGCCAGCGGGTGCAGGAGTTCATCCGCAACGCGCTGCCCCTGTTCGAGCCGATGGAGATGGACTACAACGGCCAGATCTGCGACGCGACTTTCGAGCTGCTGCTGCGCAACGAGCCCAGCGTGAAGGCCTCGATTCCACGCGAGCTGCAGGGTAAGGACATCGAGTTCACGTTCGAGTCGCCGCTGCGCGAAGCCACAGAAAAAATCAAGGTCGGCCAGTACCTCGAGGGCCAACAGATCCTGGCCGCCGCCATCCAGCTTGACCCGAGCGTCGCGCTCATCATCGACAACCAGAAGGCGACCCGCGACGTGCTCGGTGCCGCTGTGCCGGCCGCATGGCTGCGCAGTGAGATGGACGTCGAGAAGATGGCCGCGGCCCAGGCCCAGCAAGCGCAGAGCCAGCAGCTCCTTGACATGATGCAGCAGGGCAGCGAGGTTGCGCAGAACTTGTCCGGCATAGCCCCCTCCCCTGGAGGGAGCGTGTGAGTACCAAGAAGCCCGTGCCAGCCTACTTCATGTGCGCGTGGGATGTGCCGACCGCAGCGGCCCTGCAAGCGCTGTCGCGTGGTGAGGCTACTGCGGATCAGCAGAAGAATTTTCTCAAGTGGCTTATTCAGCAGGCCGCCGGGACTTACGAGGGCACGTTCCACCCCGAGAGCGACCGCGCGTCGGCTTTCGCGGAAGGTCGCCGCTTCGTCGGGCTTCAGTGCACGAAGCTGCTGGCGCTCAACCCGCGGGCGTTCATCCCGAAGGACGGCAAATGACCGCCGGCGTCTACCTGATAACGAACACCGCAAACGGAAAATGCTACGTCGGCAGCTCTGTCGATCTTGGTAGGCGCTTAAAGGAGCACCGCCACAGGCTGCTGCGGGGGGAGCACCACTCCATCAAGCTCCAACGTGCCTGGGATAAATATGGGGAATCGGCATTTACTTTCCGTCCTCTTCTAATTTGCGCCCGAGATCTGCTGACGTTCTATGAGCAGCGAAGCATAGATGTCTTTGCGGCCGTAGCTGGTGGCTACAACGTGCTGCCGTTCGCGCGCAGCGGCGCCGGGCGTAAAGCGTCCGTAGAAGCCCTGATGAAGATGCGGGCCGCGCAGAGTAACCGAAGCCCTGAGCACCGCGCGAATCTCTCCGCAGCGCTAACCGGCAAGACGCTATCCAAAGAGACAAAGCAAAAAGTTGGGGCAGCGTCTAAGGGGCGAAAGCACACCGAAGAGACCAAAGCCCGCATAGCCGAGGCTTCACGAAACATGCCGCAAGAGTCTAGGGACCGCATATCGGCGGCCCTACGCGAGCGGGAATGCTCACCGGAAACCAGGGCCAAACTCGCTAAAGCGCAGACAGGCCGCACGTATTCTGAGGAGTCTCGGGCGAAGATGGCCGCAAGCCGCCTGGCGTATCTACGTAGGAATACCACAACCAGAGAAGGTGAGAACGATGTCTGAGCAAAGTACCACCACGATAGCCACCGAGGCCGTCTCCACCGAGGCCGTCTCCACCGAGGCCGTCTCCACCGAGGCCGTCTCCACCGAAAGCTCGTGGCCTTCCGACTGGCGCGACAAGTACGCCGGCGGTGACGAGAAGAAGCTCAAGCGCTTGCAGCGTTACGGCTCTCCGGCCGCGGCACTCGATGCACTGTTCAACGCGCAGCAGAAGATCGCTCAAGGCATCAAGGAGCCACTACGTGCGGACGCACCGGCCGAGGAAGTGGCCCGCTGGCGTGACGACAACGGCATCCCGCAGACCCCGGACGGCTACAAGATGCCCGACGGTGTGGTGCTGGGCGAGAACGACAAGCCGATCGTGGATGACTTCTTAAAGACCGCCCATGAGCGTAACTGGTCACCCGAGCAAGTTCAGACCGCGGTCAGCTGGTTCATGGAGCGCCAAGCGAACCAGGCCGACGCCATCACCGCACGGGACACCGAGAACCGCATGGCGGCCGAGGACGAGCTGCGCAGCGAGTACGGCCCACAGTACCGCAACGAGGTCAAGCGAGCCTACGAGTTCCTGCGCACGGCGCCCGAAGGCCTGGGCGAGTCGATCATGGGCGGGCGCCTGGCTGATGGCCGACTCGTCGGTGACGCCCCCGAGGTGATCCGCTGGCTGAACGGACTGCAGCGCGAGATGAACCCGGCAGCGACCGTGGTCCCCGGCGCCGGCACCAACGCGGTACAGGCGATTGAGGCCGAGCTGGCGAGCCTGAACAAGTTGATGGGCGACCGCGGCAGCGAGTATTGGAAGGGCCCCACAGCGGCCAGGCTCCAGGCCCGCGCGCAGGAGCTGATCAGCGCACAACAGAAAACGCGGCAGCGTGCCGCATGATGAAAGGATAACACCATGGCCAATCGAAACATCCACTCCGACGCGGACACCCCGAACCCCACCGGCTCGGCCGTTGCTGTCACCCCGCACGACTCGACCCTGATCCCGACCGGCGTCACCCGCGCGCTGTACGTCGGCGTCTCGGGTGACGTCACGGCGCTGATGGCTGACGGCGGCACGGCGGTCCTGTTCAAGAACGCACCGACTGGCATCTTGCCGGTTCGGGTGCAGCGCGTGAACAGCACCGGCACCACCGCCACCAACATCCTCGCCCTGTACTAAGAGGTAGCCGCTATGGGAATGTCACTCGCATTGTCTGACATCAGGCTCGATACGCAGCTGAACCCCACAGCGGCGCTGCTCGCGTCCGCGCAGTTCCAGGCGCCACTCACCCACAGCCTGGTGCTGCAGAGCGGCATTGGCTCCCCCACCTTCACCCGCGC